GCCTTGGATTGGCACCTCGTGATCCACCGCATATCGAATTCCAGTGGCGCGGCTCATCTCAATTGCCAGTCTGTACTTCAACCGAATCTCCATGCGCTGCTCGGGCGACAGCCATTTAGGCGTGGCTTCACGAAATCGGCGGCGGCGCAAGCTGACAAGCTCTCGGTACAAGTCTGGGTTGGCCTGTTTGTATTTTTTCTTGTAGGCGTTTTTTGCCTCATCTGGACGAGCTTGTGCCGCAGCAACCACGGCGTCTTTGTTGCGCTCGTAGTACCCCTTTTTCGCCTTTTGACCGGCCTCTGACTTGTTGTACTCTTTGAAGTACTCCGATCTGGTTTTGAGGGCTTGAGACCACTCAACCTTTAGGCACTCAACGCAGGCACCTTTGGTCTTGCGCGGTGCAATGTGCCCGTGTTTGCAGGGCTCTCCAGTGAAGTAATACTTAACCCCAGTCGCCTTAGCTTCAGCTCGGGTCTTTGGTAAATTTGTGGTGTCCATGATGTCTCCTGTTTCGACACCGGTAATTGTACACCAAAGAAAAGGGAGCCGAAGCTCCCTCTTCAATTTCCCCAATTAAGCACCGGGAGAGCCATAGACGCCGAGCGGATCGCTGACACCAAAGGAATAACGCTCACGAGCTTTGTAGCGAACGTTTCCAGTGTCAAAATCCCCGTCCATTGAATTCGCCAGAGGCGAACGGACAAAGTGCTTCAGACCGTTAGGCACGTCAGTCAACAGGAACCAAGCGTTGGTGTCGGTCAAGAAGTTGTTGATCGTGTAACCACCGGGGATGGAGCCGTTGTTCTTAATGGCGTTGATATCGTTGTCAGCAGTGCCAACGCGGAGTTCAGTTTCCAACAAGCGGGTTGCAACGAATTGCAGTGCAGGTGGAACCACCAATTTCTTGGGCTTGGCTGCGATCAGCAGGCCGCGTTCGTCTGTCCAAGCAGCGATCTGAATGACGGCGTTTTCCAACGAAGTCTCGTTCAGGTCGGCAGGAGTAGCCGGACGGTTGCTGTTTACACCACCAGAGATCAGAGGGTGAGCAGTCGAGAACAAAGTAACACCGTCGCCGTAAGTGACGCCAGCGGTAAAACCAGTGTTCAAGATGGCTGCAGCCTTGACCTGCTTAGTGTACGACATACCACGGGCCAGAGCTTTGGTGTATCGGCTGGACAAGCTGTCATACAGGTTGTCTTCGATAGCCTCTTCAGTGATGGAGAAGCCCAAAGCAATGGTTTCGTGGGTGTAGCGAGCAGTGAAAGCTTCCTGCGCATTGTCATAAGCAATGGCAGCGCCTTCGTTCTTCACCGGAGCGGCGGAGAAGCCAGACAGCTTGGTTTCTTCTTCAAAGCTACGCTCCGATGTCTCGGTTTCGTATATTTCTTTGTGCTGCTCGCCGTAACGGGCGTACTCCAGACCGAACAGAGCGTTCAAGCCGGGGAGCAATTCTTTCAGCAGTTGTGCGCGTGAAATAGCCATGATTTACTCCTTAGACACCAGTGGTGTTGTTGTACTGGTGCGTGTTGATTTTCACCAACAACTCGGTGTATGTGTCAGCAGCAGTAGCTGTCTCAGGCACAACGTCGATCACACGGATTGGGATGGTGGCAGTAGTGCCAGCGCCAGTCAAAGTGACGGCGAAAGCAGAATTACCGGTGGTGGTGTTACCAGCGTTCAGAACGAGCGCAAGGTTAGAACCAACAACAGTACGGCCAGCGGTGCCCATGGTAGTGCCAGAGGTCACAACAGCGACTTTGAACAATGCCATTGGATCGTCAACAATGTAGGCGTAAGCCAGATTGGTTGTGGTAGATGCCAGAGCGGGGATGAACTGACCTTGAATGGTTTGACCACTCGAGTTCACGTACTGACCGCCCATGCAAACACCAACGATGTCGCCAGAGTTGGTTGTGGTTGATTTAACCAGATAGCCGTCACTGTTAATCACAACGGTATCGCCATCAAAAATGGCGGTGCCGAAGCCAGCAGCTACGGGAATCTGACGGATTGCACCTGCGTATGGCATGCCATCAATACGATTGATTGGTTGCAGACCATAGGGTGCCGAAACGGTGGGGTAAGCCATGTTTGGACTCCAAAAAGTTTATATACCTTTACCGAAAGTAACCTTCGTACTGCGCTCTTTAAAAAGCGGCATACGTGGGTCATTTTCTCGCATGTACGTGTTGTCCACTGACTGCATCTGCGATTCGGCTTGTTGGCCATAATGCGCATTACGCTGCTCAACGAACTCCACAGGTGTTTTGCAAAGAAGCAGACCGCCAACACAAATCGAGTCTGGGAATCGACCATTAGTCTCCCCGAACAACTGGATTTCTGGGTGATCAGACGCCTTCACGGGTTCCCATCCCTCGCGGAGTTTGGACGAAATGTTACGCGGATCATCTGCGTTTAGGGTGCTCACACGAATCCAGCGATAAGCGTACCCGGCCTCCGGTACGGGGTCAGGTAGAAGCTGAGCAGGAGCCCATTTTGAGGGGCGCGCTGCGGTTACTCGTGTTTCGTTATCACGCTTGGTACGAATTTGTTCCGTCATGTTCATTTCCTCATTTCTTCCGCAACCTTACGCGCGTAGAGTTCCAAAGGAACCCCAAGCCGCTTGGCGATTTCGACCTGCGATTTGGTAAGTACGACCTTTCGGGGCGCAGTACTCCGCGTTGCCGGTGCGACAACATTTGATCTTCGCGACGGAGTTTGCGCATCCGTCTGGCTTCCAGACTCAAACTGATCTGGGAACCGCTCCCTGATGTCACTGTTGATACGTCGATAGTATTCTTCAGTTCCAGCCGGGATACCCTCGTTCACCAAGTCTTCATGAAGGCCAAGAGCGTAAGCCGTCATTCGCTTGTTTTCTCCAAACCACTGGTTCTCGTCTTTCCACGATGCCAGCTTCGGATCAACACGCTGTTCTTGGGGAACTTGTTGTCGTGGTTGTACAACATTTTCTTCTTCCTGTAAAGCAGCAGGACGAAAACTGTTGATTTTGTCTGCCTTGAGTTTGACCGAGGTCATTTCCTCTTGGGCCAAAACCAGTGCATCAGAATCGCCAGCCTCATAAGCCGTCTTGTATTTTCGACGAGCTTCTTCCATGTCGCTGGCGACACTGCGCTTGGCCTGCTCAAGCAAAGCATTCTGATTAGTACTCAAGGAACCCTTGAGCTTCTTGTTCTCTTCAACAATGGCGTAGGCAAGGCGAATGGCCTCGTCTTTCTCGCGCACCGCGGCTTCTTTGGCCCGGCGCTCTTCGTGGTAGCCCTTGGTGAAGTGCTTGATCCGCTTCTGAACGCCCTCGTCGTACTTGGACAGCTCTTCATCAGTCACGTCCTTGGGGGGCGTTTCCATGGGTTTGCGGTTGCGATCTGCTTCCGGGGTATCGTCGACAATTTCAACCTCTGGCTCGGTCTCCACAACCTTTGATCCAGCGCGCGACTGTTTGTCCGTAATCTCATCAGGAAACTCAAACTCGGTTTTTTCAAATTCGGCCATGGTGACTCCTTAAACGCGCTGGATGCCGCGCGGGTCTTGCACCACCGCTTCGACAGAATCGTCATTGATCAAACGCCACTCAGTGCCGTGAATCTTCATGCGGGTGCCGCTGTTGGGGCGCACCAGAACAAAATCACCCACTTTGCAGCTTGGGCCACTTGGAAAGCGTTTTTCATCTTTAAATGCATCGGGCCCGATCTTGGCTACAAACAGCACGGGCGACAGCAGCTCTTCAAACTGCATTGTTTGGTTGGCTTTAAGCAAGCCGCCGTCGTACTCTTCTTTGGCCTGCGGGAGCATGCACAGCAGGTGGTAAGTGGCTGGGTCTGGAATCTGCTTGGCTTTGTCTTCAACGGGTTTGTTGAGAACGCCAGACAGGTCCACCGCCTGAACATCAAAGTTAGTCGTCATTGTCGTCTTTCAGTTTACGCACGAGGTCGCCAAGTTCACGCTGTGCGGTCTGGAGACCTCGGATGACCCCGCACAACTCCCGGTACTGGGCATACTCTTTCGGCTGCCCAACTACCAAAGCTTCTGAATGACTTTTGACCTGCTCCTCAATCCTACGGTTGAGGAGCTCCAAAATTTTGTTGTCCATGTTTCCTCTTAATCCTCCGGCGATTTAGCAGCCGGTCTGTTTGCCATTTCCATCAGCTTGGTCTGCATCTTCATGGACGCTTCCCGCTGCTTCTGGGCCATTTTTTGATCAAACTCTTGCTGGCGCTGCGCCATTTCCTGCTCGTGCACTTGGCGCTCCATGGCCATCTCTTGCTGCGCTTTGGCGGCGGCAAGCTCTGGGTTCTCGCCTTGGCGGGTTGCCGCTTCTTGGGCCTTGAGTTGGAGCTCTTGCTGCTTGATGGCCAAGTCGCCTTGAACTTTCTGGGCCTTGGTCTGAGCGTCCTGCATTTTGATCTGCAGCTCTTGCTGCTGCATCTGCACGATCGGGTCTTGCTGTTGTTGCTGGGCCTGCTTCTGGGCAGCTTCACCTTGGTGAATCTGGGTGAGTTGCTGGGCTGCTTGTGCGACCAGCTTAGCCAACTGAACCTCGACCTGCTCTGGCAGTTCTGCGTTGGGTGCTGGCAGACTTGCGCCAAGGCGCTCTTCGATTTGATTGCGATACTGGAACGCAACGTGCTCTGCAATATGCGCCATGATGGCGGCTTGCATCTGCTGCGCCATGGGGTTCTGCCCCATCTGCCCCATGACCATGGGGTCCTGCATCATCGAGGAGTGGACAGCAATGTGAGCGTCATGGTCTTGGTAGATGAACGCCTTAGTAGGCTTGCCCGTCAGGAACGCCATGTTCTCGCTGATCGGGTCACGCGGCTTCATATCGTCGTCGATCGGCACCAGCTTGTCGGCATTCTTGATCCCCAGCACTTCCAGCATCTGACGGTGCAACTGAGGCAGGTCGTAAATCTGCGGCGCGCCTTGAGCCAACTGGATCGCAGCTTGGTACTGCATGATCCGCTGGGCCATGGTCGAGCTGTTGGGGTCGGACACGGGGATAACCTCCACCATGTCGTAGTCTTCCCGCTTGGCCTGTACGTTCCCGCCATTGGGGATGTATTCGTAGTCGCCCGGGGTGTTGTCGCGGATGATGGCTTTGAGGAGTTTGAACTCCTCTTTCATCGAGTAGTGCACACGGGCCTGTACGGCCGACATCGTTTTGAGCTGGCGCTCAAGGATGGCCAGTGTGGTGCCCACGGGCGCGTTGGCGCTCATGTCGCTGACCTTCATGTCGGCCACAGAGCCGAGGCGGCGGGCCTCATCCGTGATCTGCCCGAGCAGCGCCATCAGAACTTGGCTTGGCTCTTTGTATGGCAACGGCATGATGCTGTCGCGCACCGTGCCGCTGGTCACGTCTACGTCGCGAAACTCCCCCGGAGCGATCGGAGTGTCGTCGCCCTTGATCCGCAGACCGCGGGACTTCAAGCCACCGGGCAGGTTGGACAGCGTGCCAGCATCAACCAACTGACGGATGATGGATGTGCCAGCGCGGGCGTAGCCCCCGATGATGTGGATCAGGCCAAGGCCATACACCCCGAAGCCGGGCACGTAGGTGTACTGCACGAAGTGCTGGCGCTTGAGCTTGAGCTTGTCGTCCTCGTTCCAGTTACGGCGGATGGCCAGCACTTTGGTCGTGCTGCGGTCGATCGTGATGACGTACGGCCGTGCGATGCCGTCCTCGTCTTCATAGCCGGGCAAGTCGTAGTCGACGCACATCTCCAGCAACTGATACCGGTTGTCGTCGCTAAGGGTAAACCCTTGATCTTCTGCTTTGCGCTTCTCGATATCTGAGTGAAACGTAAGGGGGTCCCCCAAGTCGATGTCCTTGTAGAACCCCGCGACCTGCAGCTTCTTGACGTCGTTTTTGGTTTTGCGCATGACGTGGGTCACGCGCTCCGCGGTGCGCGCGCTGGACGCGCCGTACGGGATGATGATGTCTTCAGCCGGGATAAACACGGCCACCTGCCGCCCCAAACTGGGGTCGAAGTACACCTTTTTGAACGCTGCCCCGGCCAAGCCGAGGTTGTACAGCATGCGCTCGTGCTCAGGGCGGTACTCCGGCATCTCTTCTGTGAGCTTGAAGTTCATGTCGATGCGCACGCGCTCGGCAGCTTCTTCCTTCAACTTATCTATTGCCCCAATGATTTCCGTCTTGACGGGCCCCTGCGCCGGGAACGTCTCAATGATTGTCTCGGACTGG